ACAACTTTGATGTAGTTGTTTGTAAAATATTCGCAATCACGAGAACATTTCTTAAATTCTTGTGCGATCCATTCAAGATCTTCGCTATTATTATTCATGATATTCTTTTCTGTTTGTAGTAGGTCAGGTAAAGAACCTAAATCACTAAAGAAGCTTATTGACTACTGTAGCAGTAGTGAAGCTTTAGGGATTAGTGTTACTTACGACGCTAACTCTATTTATGAGGGGCATGAGGAGAATATTAAATTCTTCAAAAAAATGCCCATAGAGGATAATGATATTATAGTTTTGTGTCACGATGACATTGATATTATATCCAAAGTAGAAGACTTAATTAATTATTTGAACGTGGCCAGAAAGCCCGGAGTTGGGTTTGTAGGCTTGGCTGGAAGCTGTTACCTACCCTCAGATGGCGCTTGGTGGAACGCGAGAAAGAACGGTGCAGCCCGTGGCTTTGTCTTCCAGGGAGAGAACAGGGAAACCATGATGCCTAATTATTTTGGTAAGTCTGGTCAGGTTCTAGTTCTTGATGGTTGCTTTATGGCAATCACCTACGGAAACCTTAAAAAGGTTGGGTTGGTAGTGCCTGAATACTTAGGTACAGGTTGGGATTTCTACGATATCCACCTTACATATAAGGCATACTTGGATGGATTTTCAAATTTTACCATTCCCATAGTTGCAATGCATGAATCTCCTGGTATGATGAGAGAAGGTTGGTTCGCCGCAAGAGACAAATTTTTAAGACATCATGCGGCAACTTTAAATCATTCTAGGTTGTTAATAGAAAAAACTAACGGACTACCATAATGGAATATTTAGTAAGCGTTTTAATTTGGGTCATGGCTGTTTACGGCATGACCACGATTATTGTTACCTCAACAATAATGGAGCCAGTCAGAAACTTGATTTCTGCTTGGGTTCCTCCTCTAGGCAAGCTTATCAACTGTATGCTTTGTACAGCGTTCTGGGCAGGAGTTTTTTGGGGAATGCTTTACTGGAACCCTTTCTCGAAGGCAGAGGGTAACGCATTTCTACACGCCCTTTTCTCAGGCTGTTTTGGATCCGCTACTACTTGGCTTATCTACCTTAAGTTCTTCCCTTTGATGCAAGGTAAGTGAAAAGTAGTCAACATCCGCCAGCGCAGTTAGTGACAGGTCTGATACCGAATTTCATTTTCAACAGCATGGCACGCTCCTTGTTTATTTACTAGTATAGGAGAAAATTATGATTAAGTTTATGAAACTTGTTACACTTGCGTTACTCAGTGTTACGCTACACGCACACGGGGGTCAATACCGTGGCCCTGGAGATGTTGTTCCTCCAGGAGGCGGGGGTAGAGGATCAGGTAGACCTACAACCCCTGGAGGCCCCTCAGGACCCTCTACAGGCCGTCCGAGTGGTCCTACTGCACCAACCCCTCAAGGACCCGTTACAGGCGGTCCTAGAACCCCTGCGGGCGGTCCTACGGGTGGGCCTGGACCTACGACGGGTGGTAGAGGGTACCGACCCACAGTTGATCTTACTGGCTGGCAGTTTTGGTGGGAGTTCAACAAGGATCCCTTCCTAAAGCTCAGAGAGACCATCCTAGAAGGCCCGCCTCAAACAGGTGACGACACTTTCTACCTAGGCAATACAAGGAAGCGTGCAAAAAATTATCTTGCATTAACCGAGAAAGATAAATTGAATGTTCTCGCAACTCTTAAGCGCGCAATGGATTCAACCAACAATGTAGATATTATTACTGCTTGTA